TGTTGATTACTATCTTGAAGAATTTTACTGTTCATGATACAATCTGAGAGTAATTCGTCAGAGAAAATGACCAAGTTTTTCTACATCGTTGACCACTATGTTCCATTTCCTACAAGTGAATATGGAGGTATTTGGAATGTGATTGCCGAGAACAATGATGAGTGTTTTGATCTCATCACTGCTGCAGATGATGGAGATTTTTATAGTCAATACTATGGAAATCTTCGTGAAAATATCCTGAACTCGCGTACTTATGCACTTGCAGAGGATCTTGAGTCTAAAATTGTTGAGGAATTTATTACATGAGTGAAGAATCTGTGATGTATCCTAGTGATATGCTAGGACAACTTGCCATCGCACTTGAAAAAATGGGATGGGAGCAAGGTGATAACGTCGCCGTGGAGATTGCGGGTACTTCAGTCTATGAAATTGATGGTGCTGGCACTAAGTGGGCACCAGTAAAAGGCACCCGAAAGTATAATAAAGATGCGTTCATTGTTATCAAAAACCTTGACCGTAATCCTGTTGTATCATCTCAACCAAACCCAGACCTGAAGGCTCATCATGCAACCTGATATGATAGTTTCTTGGGATCAGCATCTCAAGAATGAAAATGTATGGAAAGCAAATGTAGAACTTGCCATGCAAGGTGGTGACACTGACGAACAACTGTTTTATAGTGTGGATGTTTATGTAGTGGCACCTACACAAGCACTTGCACAATATATTGTTGCTACGATGTATCCAGACTATGAATCAATCTGTGTTGATGATGAACCAACTCGAACTGCCCCCTGATTTTATTCATGAACCTCCAAAAGGTTATTCCTATGAAGTACGACAATATAAATGCAACATTATTTCTATTTGGTTGTGCCATCATAACCAATACAATTACAACGATAATGATCCTGTTGCAACTATTTGGGGATTCTGGGACACCAAAAAGCAATGCTACTATGCCCCTATTAACTCCACCAAGCACGGAAATCAGGTAGACATTAAGGATACTCGCAACTATACTGCTATGCAGTTAAACCTTAATCCTTTAATGGCAGCTTTCTCATGAAATATATTCCCAGACTGAATGATTATGTTTCCTGGCGTAATGTTGAGGGATGGGTGTATTATGTCGATGAAGATCACCTCACGATTGAGATTAGTGTCAGACCAAAAGAGGATAATTTAGTTCCCCGTCATAAAAATTATCACTGTTTAATTGTAGTTCAGGATTATCAATATGATGAACTTGTTTATGTGAATAGTAGAAGATATTCAAATGCGTTAAATCTGGACGACATGGAAATATACGTTAGGAAGTTTTAATAATGTATCAAGTCAATTACATGAAACCAAAGAAGAAAGGTTATGCAAAACAAAAAGCAACCTTTCTTAAAATTGAAGATGCTGTATTTTGGGAGGAGCATGTAAAGAAAAACCTAGGAGCAGTGGACACTCAGATTACTGTCCACTAATCTCCCACAGACCATCAATCCCGTGTATATTAAGAGAGTCAAACAAATGAGTGACATGAGTTACACTTTTGAACAATTTGAGCAAGACAAGGAAACACTTTTGAACTTGATCGCTGATTGTCAGGAACTTGAAATGAGAGAAAATTCTGATGAGTATTTCATCAAGTGTGACGAATTTGCCCAAGATAAGTACACTGTCTGATATGAATTTCCCTACCTCAACTGTCAACGTCCTGCCACATCTTCAAGAGCTTCGTGATAAGTGGCGAGAGCAAGATTTCCACTTCACTAAAGAACAGCAGGAGGAATACGATCTGTTGTTGCAAGCACGAAAAGAACGAGTTAAGTTCTTTTATGAAAGCAAACGTGTGCAGGTTGGTCCTAAAGTGATTAAAAAGGTTGAAGAGGTACAAGAAGACCAAGACAGTTAATTAAGTGGCACAGAGGCGCTTCTAGGAGGGTCTCTGTGCTTTATACTATTGACATCAACACAACGAACATGCTTACCCTTCGTCCACATCAGGAACGTATCATTGATCGTATGCTTGCATACAACAAAGGTCAGATCGTTGTGCCTACTGGTGGTGGTAAAACGTTGACCATGATTGTTGATACTCAGCGCCGCCATGATGTTATCAACAATGGCACTACCACGGTTGTTGTTGCTCCCCGCATTTTGCTGGCAGAACAACTGTGCTCTGAGTTCTTGGAGGTCATTGATACTGCCAACACTCACATTATGCACGTTCATAGTGGTGAGACCCATCACTTCAGCAGCACCAAAGCAGAAAAGATTCATCTGTTTGCTACCACTGCAAGAACTGCGGGTGAGAATGTTATCATCTTCACCTCTTACAACTCTCTTCAGCGTATCGTTGATGCTGATATTGAGGTGAATACTATTTACTTTGACGAGGCACATAACAGCGTCAAGCGTAACTTTTATCCTGCTACTGAGTTCTTTGCAGAGAACGCAGATCGTTGCTATTTCTATACAGCAACTCCCAAACATTCTCTCACAGTGAAGAAACCAGGCATGAATTGGGGTCATGTTTATGGTCAAGTTCTGGTCAATGTTCCTGCTCCTGAGTTGGTTGAAGGTGGTTACATTCTTCCTCCCAAAGTTGTAGTGAAGCAACTGCCTTTGGTGAAAGGTCGTAAGGTCATGTATGCTGAAGATGCTGACAATCTGCTGGAAACTATTGATGACAATAACATCGACAAGACTCTGATTTGTGCTCGTACTACGAAACAGATTGTTGGTCTTCTGTCTCAGTCTGACTTCTGCACTGAGTTGTATCAGCGTGGATATTCTTGGATGACGATTACATCTAAGACTGGTGCAATCATCGACGGCAAGAAAGTCAACCGCGAAGAGTTCTTTAACACACTTAACACTTGGGGCAAAGATCCTGAGAAAAAGTTTGTTGTCATTCACCACTCTATTCTGTCTGAGGGTATCAACGTGAGTGGTCTTGAAGCTGTTATTTTCATGCGGAACATGGATTACATCGGCATCAGTCAATCTATCGGTCGTGTGATTCGTTTGGGTGGATCTGAGAAGACATTTGGTTTAGTTTGCATCCCAACTTATGACTCTGTAGGTATCAGCACTGCCCGCAAAGTTCAGGCAGTTGTAGATGTTGTGTTTAATCAAGGTCAACCTGCCATCTCAGAGATCAGACGGTAGACAGTTGGTCAAACCGTCCACCATTCCCCCATGGGGGGTGGTTTTCGTGTATTATTACATAGTAATCAATCAAACACATGGATCTTACTTCTCTCTTTATTGAAGTTGTTCAAGAAGATATGTCCAAATCTGTAAAGAAATCTTCTTTGATTAAAGAGTGGTTGACTAAAGATACTGTTCCCCAATATGTTTCTATTCGTGTTGGTAACTGGATGGAAACTTTCTTGGTTAAGGTTTTGGGTGATAAAAATAAACTCGACCTTCTTAAGAAGAAAGGTCGCAATATGATTATCACTGTTGATGGTGAAGATCACCAAATTGATTTGCTTGGACAGATGGAAGATGGTGTTCTAATTACAAGAGAAATCAAGTGCAATCCTGACCTTGATCGTGGTAAGACTAGAGACACACTTCGTCGTGAAGAACAGATTGAACGAGGACTAGAAGAGCAGTTCGATGTTAGTGTTGATGGTGGAATTTTCTGTCCATTTTATTATGGCACTTTCAAGAAAGATGGTAAGTTTGGTATGATTTTTGGGATGCAGTGGTTTATTGATACGTTTGAACTTGATTTCACCGTTGAAGATTTTCAAAAAATTGGTAAATCTGAGGAACTGCACAAACTTCTTGGTTTGTGATATAATAAACTATTGACTGAGTACCTATGAAACCTGTCATCAAGTATCAAGGTGGTAAGAGTAAAGAACTACCACTGATCAAACAAATGCTACCACAACAATTCAATCGAGTTATTGAACCTTTCTGTGGTGGTGCAGCAGTATCATTTGGATTGCAAACTCCTGCTATTCTGAATGACATCAACCCGATGGTAATCAACCTCTACAAAGTATTGCAGAGCTCTGATCATGTGCATGTCTTAAATCACATCAACATCATCAAAACTTATGAGCATAATGCACTACAAGAGGCATTCTATGCTGCAAGAAATGTAATCAATAACCCTCAAGATTTTACCTCACTAATACAAGCAGTCTCATACATTATTGTCAGACAGTTGTGTTTCTCTGGCATGGAGAGATATAATTCAAAGGGTGAATTCAATGTGCCGTTTGGACATTATAAGAAAATGTCCTGCAATCTAACACCAGATCATCACACATTCCTGGGCAAGTGTGACATCAGACAGGGATCATTTGTTGATCTATTTGATGACATAACTGCTGATGATTTTGTGTTCATCGATCCACCATACTTGGAGAGACTAGGATATACTCAGGGTGATGGTGGTGATACTTTGCATGAAGAACTTGTACGATGCCTGAAGTCAACTGATGCAAAGTGGATGATCATACATAGTGACCATGAATTTTATCGTGAATCATATCGTGATTACAATATCACAGATAAAGACTTTGCTTACGCACAAAGATTTGGTAAAGGTAAGGATCATTCAGGTGTAAAGGTAAAGCATCTTTATATTACAAACTACTGATGGTGTGACAGTTCAACATCCTACACACACCCGCTTGATTTGTCCCTTGTTTCGTGCCATACTATCAGTATGAAAAACACACACCTCCAACACCCCGAAGATTCTATCCTTTCGGGTGATCTCTCTGTTCTTGATTGGTTCCTCGCTGAGAGTGAACTTTCCGTGAAGATTGACGGTGCTCCTGCTATT